CAGTAACAATGCTAAGTGAGTACACCTTTACTCCGAAACCACAAGTTATTCCGGAAGTAAACGTCATTCTAAATTCGTTTTATAGAATATCTGTTGGTGAGGTTATCACTAAAACAGGACAGGCTACATTAAAAATGAAGCAAATCCTTTCAGTACTCTCGCAAAAGAGAGTATCCGGAAGCGTTGTTTCTTCTCTTACGCAAAATCTCCATGTGTCAGTTCCCGGAAAGATTATTGATACTGTTACGTTACCTGTTGAAAGTACTTTAGTTTCTTTGCCGACTGCTTCATTTATTGAAGAAACTTCTTCTTCATTTGGCATAAATTTAGTAGCTGAAGGCTTTGTGGCAACTCTGCAACTTGGTTCTGTGGTATTTAGTCACAATCAATCTCTCAGGGTAAGACCAGTAAATAACCGATCTTCAAGCGTATCTGTAAAAACAACATCAGGTATTACAGCACGACCTGTTAGAACTACAAACCATAATGTAGCTTTTACTGGAACCTTTAGTCTTGTGCTTGATCGTCCTGACTTTGAAATTGTTTACGAGAAGCTTATTCGTAAACGTTCGGCCTTTATACACTTTGCGTGTACTCGTGTTGCCGGAACAAATATTACGATTCAATACAGGCACCGAAGAACAATGGAAGCAGAATCACGTACGTATTTCTTTGCCACTGATGATAACAAACACCCAACAGTGTTTGGTTATTCTCAGAATCTTTGGGATGATGATGCGATTCTTGTTTACGTTGCCCCCTCTCTCTCAGACCCGATCATTGATATTGTTACCCAAGAATTCAATTTAGGTCTCGCGGCAGGAGCTTTAGGATGATCGTAAGAATAAAAAATATCCCATTTACGCAAAAAATATCATTTGTAAGGCACGTTAAGTTGCACAGCGTGCCTTACACCATCCGAAAAGAAAGAAAGATATAATGGCGAATAAAGAAACATTCTATATCGGAGATAATCCAATACTACTATTTGAATGTCGTCAGCCTGACCCTTATCGTTTTGATGATTCAGATGGTGTACCGGCGAATCCTATTTCCGCTGAATATCGTATGTATAATCGCATGAACGCGGAATTATACAAAAGCCCCACAAATCAATCTGTTTTTTCAGTTGCGGATGGTTTAATTACCCTTGAAGCGGCAGATGAAAACAGTGATCGAGGTGCAATCCTAACAATTAAACTTCCTCCCGGACTTACAGATATTTCGGGAGGATACACCCTATATCTTACCACTATTTATGCAGATGGGGTAAGAGTTACAGATAACTATCGTATTGATATCGTGGAGTATAAATAATGGCTCGTACTAATCATCGTGTAATCAAAAATAAAGAAACAAATAAGCCCGAATCTCCTTCCCATAAGCAAAGAAGGGACGAACGTCGGCTTATTGATCGTATTGAAGAACTTTACTATGAAGATGGATTAGAAGCGGACGAGTATGATGAGTACGAACGATTTGAAAAAATAGTAAAGAGGAAGTAATGCTGCGAGAGCAATTTTTAGAGTATATTTCATTATATAGCTTTGGTAAACCTCGATTACAACCAATTAATCCAAAGACCCTTGGCAGACAGCGTAGGGGTTTGCAATTAGTTGAAAAACTTATCGGACACTCACTTAATAATGTGTCTGATAAAGATCAATTAATTTTTATGGAAAAAATTGTTGAATACGCGCAGGGAACAAGAATCGTCACAGTTGATATTTTTCAAAGATTCTTGTGGTGGGCGATAACTAACGAACACCTCACCTGTCAAAACCTTATCAAAGGTAATGAACCTGCTCTAAAAGGGAAAAGAACTCCGGTTTCTTACACTAGGATGACAGAGAAACATGTTCAATCCTTTCTCACAAAAATTACTAATACTCACCACAAGTTAATACTTTATTTTGTCTATTACACCGGGGCAGATTCATCTGAATTAGCGGATTTTCTTGTAGAAGATATTCTTGACGAGTACATTGTGCTTCGTAGAATAAAACTAGGAAGTATTCAACTCATTCTTTTGCCGGATTGGCTTCATGATGAACTGGTGGAGTATACAAAGGACATGGATAATAAGGACAGGGTATTCGGAATTTACCCGCCTGAAAATCTTGAAGAACAACGAGATTTTGAAATACATCAAATATATCAAACTGCTACGATTGACGCTGAAATGTTAATTGGAACTTCTTTCAGGGATTTTAGAATAAACGCTATACGTCACTTTTACTTTCATTCTAAAGATGCAGAGGCCACAAGGCTATTTGCCGGAGTACCTGAAAATAAAAAAGGCTGGCTTGAAGAGCTTTTTACAGACCAAGATCAGTATTTAACTATCCGCGCAAAAGAAAGGAATAAAAATGGCAAGAAAAACATTAGCAAATAATGTCCTTGTCGATGATCGGAACTCTTTCGGAAATCCTTTAGCGGAAGCTAATCTCGTATCAATGTATGAGCGCATTCGTCAATTTCTTCCGGCAAAACATCGACAATACTTAGATGATATAAAAAATGGAGTAGGAAACGTAGACCCAGAGATAGAGTTAGAAATGCACTTGCGCCTAGCCTCTCTCCTTGCGACTAACGCCGCTGAGTGGATGCTACGTGATGGTAAACCTTCTCGTGACTTATACAGTCTCATGGGCGAAGTTCGCCAATCTGCAACAGCAATTGAGGATATACGACGAAAACGAGCGGCACTTGGCAAGGAAACCGAAGAAGAAGATATGGTCATCGACCCACTTCAGGAATTGGCAGCAGATCGCGTTGTCCGCTTACACGCAAAGTCAGCATAGGTGAAAAATGTTATACAGTGATCCCAATTGGATTCAGAAACACCCTACACCACGAGAACTATCTTCCTTGGTGTATATCGAGGGATTGACAAATGAAGAGCGAAACGCAGTCGTCGAAAAAATCTGTCTTCTTTATCCTACGTGGTTTTTTGAAGCACTAGTTTCTTTTCAAGGACAGCCTCTTGTTCTAGAAAAATATCAAATACGCTACTTGCTCGACCCCGCTATCTTTAAAATTACAAATAAGTCTAGACAAACCGGTGGTTCGTTACAGTTGGCTATGGCTAAGCTTCATAAGGCTTATCGAACTCCGGCCTATCGTTGTGATATTGTTTCGATTAATCTTAAAGAGGCCGCAGATAAAATTAAGATGATTCGAAACTTCTGGGATACACTTCCCACAAGATATCAAATTCCACTTACAGTCGATAATACTCTTTCAATTGGATTCCATCAAGGTAACAATCGAAGTGTTATTAACTCCCTCGCGGCCAGTGCAGGTATTCGTGGTGGACGTAAAGACATTGTTCTCGACGAGTTTGCCCATATTCCTAAAAATGAAGACTTATTCAGGGCAGCATTACCAGCAATTATGAATGGTGATCTTGCTATTGATATTGTATCAACTCCGATGGGAAAAAACAACTTGTTTGCGGATATTTGGTTCAATGAGCCGGATGCCCAAGGTAAGCGAGGTTTTGATTATTTTTCTCGTCATGAGTTTTTATGGTTTGATACGCAACGCTTTCTTAACCCAGACGTAACACCGGAAATGGCAAATGCCTACTGGACAAATGAACTCGAAAGAAACTTTGATCTTATGGATGACCTTATTGAGAAGTTTGCTAATGATAAGCTTCTTGCTATTAGGCAAATGAATCCAAGAGATTATTTTATGCAAGAGTTTTGCGGGTCATTCATTGATGATTCACACGCTATTTTTCCAATGTCTTTGGTTAGGTCTTGTTTACGTGGTTCACTTGGAAGCGCAGACGATCAAACAGAAGAAGCATTAGAACCTTGGGATGAACGACCCGAAGGTAATTCAAATTATCTTACAATGGGAGTCGATTTTGGACAATCCGGGGATAGCGATGACAAGACAAGCATTCATATCCTTGAAAAAACAAAAGATGGAAAGATAAAGCAGAGATATGGTCGTACGTTCAATAAGCGGCAATTCCCTGATTTTCCCTCACAGGCTGACGAAATTGTACGAGTTGCTCGAAGATTTAAAATTAATAAAATGAATTGTGATGCCACTGGATTAGGGCTTGGTATTGTTCCCCTTATTCAAAGAAACGCGCCCGAGTTACACGTTGAAGGCTTAATGTTCACTGTCCCTCTTAAAGAAGAAATGGTAATGAATCTTAAAACACTTATGGAGCAGGGAAATGTGTGGATTCAGGCAGAGGATACAGTTCTCCAAGCGGAGTTTTATGCCATGCGAGGCGATCAAACACCTTCTGGAAGAATTCGGTATCATGGTGAACCACATGATGATAACTTTTGGGCTTTTGCCTTAGCAGCGCGAGAAGGTGTATATCGCCACTTTGCAATGTATACAGTTGACTCGTTATTGAAAGGACAGGGCTAAAAATGTCGCTTGCACTACCAGCAAAAACAAAACAAAATGACAAAGAAGCGAATAATAAGGCAAAAAGCATCGGCATTTCTCCTTGGAAGTTTTATGAGCAATCAGGCATTGTTCGTAAAGATACTTCTAAATGGGATAAATGTTATGAAATGTACAAGCGTCACTCTACTGTTCGATCAGCGATTGACAAAATTGCGAAGACTGCGACAAACGTTGGTTATGATTTCGTACCGAGAGATTCTCGAACAAGAATACGTAATGGAGAATTAAAAATCCTTAAAGACTTTTTTAGTCGTCAACGTGATTTTCCTTACGAGCTTCGAAGAATTTATAAAGACTTACTTATTTATGGTGATGCTTTTTTATATATTGTCCCCGACAAACAACGAAGACCCCACTCCTTGAAGCGATTGCCCCCACAGACAATCGCTGCAAAAACAGATAAGTATGGCCATATTATTGGATATGTACAGTATGACCCTAATGATCTCGCTGCTACAAATTTCACTTCTTTTCAAGAATACGAAATATTACATTTTAAAATTGACGACCCCGGAAATGATGTTTATGGACTATCCCCTCTTGAATCATTGGAGTGGGCGGTTGCCGCAGATATTTATGCGCAACGATATAACGCCTCATTCTTTCAAAATTCAGGTATTACTGGAACTATTATTTCAGTTAAAGGTGTTGACCCTGAGGAAATTGCACGTAATCGGGAATGGTTGATGCAAAATTACACAGGGCCAGAAGCAGCGCATAAACCGATCTTTCTTGAAGGTGATAATGTTACAGTTGAAAAGGCGGTAACTTCGCAACGAGATATGGGCTTTTTAGAAGGACGTAAGTTTATTCTTACTGAAATTCTGGCTGTTCTTGATGTTCCGCCTGCAAAGATTGGTATTATGGAATCAGCTAACCGATCTAACTCTAAAGAACAAGATAAATCATTTCGTTCTGAGTCTATAGCTCCTTTACAGTATATTGTGGAATCGGTAATTAACTCTCAGTTTATTCAGCCAGTCCTCGGAGTAGAAAATACAATATTTGTTCACTCCGAGAGTGATACTCGCGATCAAACTGAACTTATGACCTATTATACTAAAGGTATCGCATATGGTATTCAAACTCCTAATGAGGTTCGAGCTAAAATGGGCATGGCACCGGTAGATGGCGGCGATATTAATGGTATTATGACTCCTACTGGTTTTATCCCCCTTGATCGTTTGGACTTGTTCTTTAAGGTACCTGAGAATAATCTTAATGATGTTCCAGTTAATCCTGATAATAGAGACCCTATTCAGGGCGAACCCCTACCAAAACCTTCTGTAGAAACTGAAATTGCGACTGGTATTTCAAAGTCAGTGACTAAAAGCACTAATTCCGCATGACACGTCGCCGCAAAAACAGGAGCGTATATTTTGTTAACTGCCGGGGAAAACCCAACAAGGCATCAACTCGTAAAAGCCCTAAGCCACTTTGATGATGCACGACAAGAGAATTCTATTTTTGAAAGCTGGTACAACGACGTTAAAAAAGCGATTAAAACTTCGGATGATCTTGTACAAGAAGCGTACTTAACAAGAGTTAGGGATGATATTGTTGATTGGATTCAGGAGAGTACATCAAATGGCAACATTTAGTAATTCAAATCCCTTCCAAGTAAATATGTTCATCGAGAAGAATTTTATTACTGATGAACCTGATGGAACACGAAAAATGCGAATTAAGGGTGTCGCAAGTGGACCAAAATTAGACCGACAGCACCATAAATTTTCTAAAATGGGCCTACTATCTATTAAAAAGGCTATTGAGGAAGGGCTGTTAGACGAGGATGGAGATAGGATCGAAATTCCTCTTTTACTTGATCACAAGACTGGCATGGATAACGAAATCGGATGGGTTGTAAAGGCTGATCTGGATGATGAGGGTCAACTTTGGATTGAAGCTGAACTTGACGAAACATCCTCAAAGGCACAAGAACTCTATCGAAAAATGTCAACTCCGAGAAGAAATGGGAAGCCCAGAAAATTTGGCCTTTCTGTTAAAGGTGTTGTTACAAAATATCAACAAGTTTGGGACGATGTTGTACAAAAGATGGTTCCTCTTTTTGATAACCTACAGTTAAGTGAAATTAGCGTCACTCCGCAACCTTGCTATCCGGCTGATGCGTATGTGGCTATTGTAAAAAGCCTTAATCCGGCAAATGATATGGAGGTTCCCATGAGCGACCAAACAGATAACCAAACAAATAATACACAAGTTGAGAGCGATACAGTTGTTTCTCCAGAAAGTGCGCACTTGCTAGAAGAGCAAGTCGCTGTCGAAGAGGCTGATAAGACTGTTAAGGCTCCTAACGAAGAAGTCGTTGAAGAAGTCGTTGCCGACGAAGGCAACAAAGACGAAGTTCTTGCCGAAGAAGTTGCGGTTGAAGGTAATGTTAATTCTGATACCGAACGCAATGAAATCGAACAGCCAGCCGAAGACGTAAAATCTGAGGTTGTAGAGGACGCAGAAAAGACTGATGCACCTGCGGAAGTCCCTGCCGGGTATGCTGTTCACCCCCAAAATCAAGAAGTTGTTGAGGTTAGTAAGGCTGTTACCGAACTTACAGAGAGATTTGTAAAGATCGAGAAAGCGCTTGATTCATTACTTGCCAAGGAGAATACCGAGCCTGTGACTGAACAGGAAGAGAAGGGCGAAACTGTAGAAGTACAGAAGTCTGAAGTTGCGGATTCTGATCTTGATGTACGTATTGAAAAAATCGTTACTGGCGTAATTGGTAAACTATCCGATGAACTTACAGTTGTCAAGAGCATGGTTGAAGAGATTTCTCAGGAGCCTGCCGACAAATCGGTCAGTATTGTCAAGTCAAAAGCAGATGACGAGGTACAGACACCAGAACAGTACTTTAGACATTTGGTAGAGACTGGTACAGACCCTATTTCAGCCGGTGTTCGTACCGGAATTCGATTTAATCAACAAGGATAATTATTATGGATGCATTGAATATCTCTAAGGCTCTCGGAGCCGCAGGAACAGAAACCGCTGGTATCGGAAGCGCGATGATTCGCGATCACATTGTTGCTGGTATTACTGAATATTTTGAAAAGCGCACTCCGCTTTATAATCAGTTCCGCAAGGAAAAGACCACTTCTACTACCATCGCATTTAAAGACCAGCTTGATCTTCCAGTAGCTAGCTTTGGTGCCGAACTCGGCGCGATGCCTGCACCACAGCACGCAACTTATGGCGAACGAGCGGTCATGCTCAAAAGCCTCTACAGTCGTGGTGAAGTATCTGGACAGTTGGTTGCAGCGTCGGAAGCGTACATTCCGGCCCTAGAACGTGAAATTCGCAACCACACTCGTGCCATGATTAATGCTGTTGAGAACACCCTCGTTGTTGGTGATAGCTCAGCTAGACCAAATGAGTTCGATGGTCTCGTTAAGTGGATTACAAACACTGTTGACGCTTCTAATGGCGGCACAGCGGCACCTCTCAGACTTTCCGACCTTGAAGTAATGCGTGACAGCACTACAACAGGTGAATACGATCTTTATATCGCTAATGCGGAAGTTCGTCGCCGCCTTATGTCAGTTATCCTCCCACAAGTTCGCTTCCAAGGCGAAACTAAGGTAATTGATGGTGGCTTTGAAGTGTTTGCATATCAGGGCGTTCCTTTTGTTGAGGTTAAGCCTCACACTCCGCAGGCCGCTGCTGCTATGGAAAACATCATTCTCGGTGTGAACCGCGATATGGTTTGGATTCCTGTTCTCCAAGACCTAACCTACGAAGAGCTTGCGCACGTACGTGATAGCACTGACTTCATCATCAAGATGTACCTCGGCCTCGTGGTTGAGGGTGGTGCTAACTATCACGCGAAGCTCACTGGTTTCACTACTAACGTAGAGTAATCTAAGGATACCATAAATGTATAAACTATACAACCCCCATAGCGCGTACCAAGGAGAGTTTTATGAGTTCTTCTTTGATGGTCAGCTAAAAGGTGTGGCTGGTGTCATTGAAACAGATCGCAAAGATTGGGCGAACATTCTTCGAGGATGGGGCTATCGCGATGTGGAAGAATCTGAAAATCTCTTTGCTGAAACACCCCCTGTGGAAGAAACAGAGGCAAGGGAAGAAAATACTCCCCAAGCTTCTGTTGAGGAAACTCCCCAAAAGCGAGGGAGAGGCAGACCACGAAAAAACCCAGTTGAGTAAGTAATTATCCGGGGAAAATCCCCGGATAATAATTAGGTTTTGTCAGGAGGTTACTATGGCAAAGAAAGACATTAAGGCCAGTATGACCGAAAATCAGAAGGCAGCAGAAGAGTTTTCTGAGTACGCGGCAAAGGCACAAAAAGAATTTATGGAGACAAATGCCGAGGAACGCGAAGAGGTTCGTAAAGACCCACAAGCATTCCTTAAAAAGAAGCGTGAAGAAGTCTTTGCAGAAGTAGAGCGATATCAAAAAGAAATGGCAAAGCTTGTTGCAGAGGAAATTCCATTTTCTCGCGAAAGTATTGAAGTTTCGCAGGCAGAGTTCTACGAAAATACCGGGCATACGTCTCTTGCACAAATTGCAAAAACAGCAGAAGAAGTTGGAATACCAACACTTGCTCTCGTAAGTGAAGAGGCAGCCAACGCAAATGTTGGCGCTATCTCAACAAAAAATGCTGATGTTTCCACAAACAAAAAGCAGGTTGGAAACGAAAAAGAGAATGTTGAGGCTGCTCGGGATAAAGAAAAGACAGTCTCAGATAAAGAATAGAGGTAGAAATGGCTATTTTATCAGTAAGAGAATTTAATACTTCTCGTTTTGGCCAGATTGCTGATTCTACCGAGGCCAGTGTTCCAGCTATTATCGCGAGAGCCGAGGCCGCTATTACTAGGCGTTTACGAAGACCGATTGAACCAGAAACATTCGAGGAAGAGTATCTTCCGGACAATAATACTATTTATCTTCGAAATCGTCCTATTATCAGGATAGAAGAAATTCGTGTTTCTTCATTATATGGACAGACTTTCACAAGTCCGATGTATTCAATTGACAAGAACACTGGTATTCTTCGATTTCCAAGAACTTTGGCGGGACGTAGGGTTGTTGTACGATATGTTGCGGGTTTTGACCCTATCCCAGAAGACCTTAAAGAAGCTGTAATTCTTCAGGCAGTGCTGTTTATGCATCAGGACTTGGAGATTTATGGTGGGGCCGGTGATGGAAAAGAACCGGGTATTCTCTATTATCAACGAGATATTACAAATCTGTTGAAGCCATACCAACAGTTGCATATGGCATATACATGAGCCCGCGTGGAAGAACTGCTAGATCAAGGCAGCCTGCAAAAAGTAAGTCTGGTGTAAAATTACTCACATTTGACCTTGACGTAAATGACCGAATTAAGCGTTTCCGAAGTAAAGCCTTGCGAGAAGTCTTTATAGGAAAAGAACGAGAAGTATGGCCAAGAGTCATCGAACGTCAAGCAAAAAGGTGGGAAAAGAATTTTATGACCCAAGGTGCTGAATATGGCGCTACATGGGAAAGTTCACGACGAGCGGACTATGGCTATGGAAGAGGTGATACCTTATTCGATACTGGCTATATGTTTGATATCTTTAAACAACAAATTAGAACACCAGACGATTTTGGGGAAAATGTTGTTTATTGGTCGTTAAAGAGTATCCCTTGGGGCGGAGGCACAGAGGATCGAAATCCGGGTGCTTGGCTTGCACATCATCAGGCGGGATATACAATTACTTGGACTGGTGCAAAAGTTCCCGCAAGACCTATGATTAATCTTGATGAGAAAGATAAGAGATATACGTCTGATGTTTTACGTCGCTGGGGAAGGAAAAGATTAGAAGAGGCGCTAAATGCATAGACCTGCCACATCAAAACAATCTATTCGTGATATGGAATCACTTGTTATCCATTTACAGGCCATGCTTGACAAGCACCTAGCTAACGATATTAGTCGAAGTTATTTTGGTGATGTTGGCGTGTACTTACCCGAACAGTTCAAAGGGCCAAGAAACTCAGAAAGAGCTATCATGGTTTTCCTCCCCGAAGACGATGACCTTGAAGATGGTACTAGAACCGCAGCGAGTGAATACAGAATATTAACAGTGTCAATCGTTGGTTTTGTTAACATTACAAGTGAATTTAAGGCAAACCCATCAGAGGCTTTCGGAGAAAGAAGACTTTCCCGAGTTATGTCAAGAACAAGAGCATTTCTTACGCAACAAGAAAACTTTACTCTTGGTGGAAGAGTTGAATCACTTGACGTAGGAAATATCACTTGGAGGACACTCCCACAGGGCAAGAACACTGCACTTAGAGGCGCTGGACTGACTGTGCGTGCGAGAGTGAGGGTACCGAGACAACCGGAACGCTTATGACGTGTTACTTTACAAGGAGTAACCTAAAATCAAAAAAATCTCAAAAAAGGCAAAAGTTATTAGCTTTACCACCTGAGAGACTTGGCGCACCTTGTGGTCTTTGTGGTGAAGACAGCGCGTATTGTACCGCAAAACGAAAAGATGGACGCACGATCTGTGAAAACTGCTATCGTAAGAACAGTGTGGAATCCCAAGCAACCCGAAAAAAGTGGATATGGGAACACAAAGAGGCTTATGGATGCACGCTTTGTGAAGAAGGCGACCCAAAATGTTTAGATTATCACCACATGAACCCGGAAAAAAAGAAATTTTCAATTGGATCGGTTTCATCGTCGGTACCTAATAAAGCAATACAAATAGAAATAGCAAAGTGTATTATACTTTGCGCCAACTGTCACCGAAAAGTGGAGGCAGCTAAATAATTCTTTACTTATTCTTTCTTTACTATGAGTTAAAAACAGGTGCTGCTGATTTAAAACAAAAAATAATAGAAAGTATGCATAAATCTAACAGCACAAAGATTTATTCATACTATTGAAAGGATAAATTTATGGGAGCAAGTACATATGGATATCTTGGTATCGGTGTTGAGGCCACTCCGGGTACAAGTGTCGCACCGACCAAGTTCATTCCAGTAAAAAGTGTCAACTTTAATATTGACCAAGAAGATATTACTTTCCGCGAGATTGCCGGTTCTAGACAAGCACAGCAGTCTTTTGGTGGTAGTATTCGACCATCTGTATCATTAACATCTGCCCTTTACCCAAGTGCAGCCTTTGGTGTCCTTCTTCGTGGACTTTTAGGTTCTGTTACGACAGCACCTTCCGGAGCAAGTACTACTGCGTTTGAACACACATTTGGTGATGCAGCGGTTCTTCCTTCTCTTTCATTCGAACGATCTGATAGTGCAACTGCGGGTGCTGGATTGCTACACCAGCGCATTCCGGGTTGTAAAATTGAATCAATTAGTTTTAGTGCGGAGTTTGGTTCTGACGTGGAAATTTCTGTTGAGGCGCAAGGTCTCACATTCCCAGAAGAGCCAGCAAGCAAGCCAGCGCCGGGTTCGATTCTTCTTCCCGCAATGGCCCCATTCATCTTTACTGATGTAAGTATTGACATTAATGGTGCCCCTTCTGACTTGTTCAAAAGCATCAATTTTGACTTTACTAATGCTCTCGAACCGCAAGAAGCACTTCGAAGAACACGAAATGCTTACAAGATTCACGAAGGTGCGCTTGAATGCAGCCTTAGTGGTACTATGATCTATGAAGATAATAGCATTTACAATCGCTTCCGCGATGCTACTTCATTCTCAGTAACCGCTCGATTTGAATCTGAAATGGCTGACGAAGACACAAATACTCGATATGCGATTGAGTTCACATGGCCAAAGGTTAAGGTTCAGAACTTTGATGTTCCGATGGAAGCCGAAGGCGTGATGGAAGCAGACGTTGAGTTCGCTGTGTCTTATGATAAATCAACTGGACGATTCGTTGAAATTAAACTTATTAACCTCGACCCTGAGGGAACATACAGCGTATAATTTTAGGGCATAGCCCAATTTTTATTGTAGCATAATTCTTTTTTTATAATACTAGGAGATATACTATGAAGCTACGACTTGCAAATACCGAAGAAACAACTCGATACTACTACGAGGAACTTGATGACGAAGGAAATGTTGTTGAGGGAAGCCGCGACGAAGAAACTTGGATTGATCTTCAGGGCCAACTAACCAAGAAGCAAGCAAACAAGATTCTTCGTTTTGCTCCGCGAGAAGATGGAGACATTGATGCCGGACTTCGTTTCCTTGAAGCAGCCTTTAAGGATTTAATTAAAGGCTGGTCACTTTTTGACGAAGATGGCATTATGATTCATCCAACTGTACAAGTATACGAACAGCTTGACGCTTCGGCAGCGTCGTGGATTGATCGAGTTGTTGGTAAGCACTTGCGCAAGGCGTTCAATTCTGATGCCGCAGATGCGGAAAAAAAGCCGAGCGAATAGCGATTGACGATTATGAGGGTCGGCAGTATACTGACAGGTTAGTTGCTGACCCTCGGCTTGCAGAAGCTTGGGAACTTTACAGATTATGTCGTAATCAAGAGCTTATTATCTTTAAGAAACCTACTGGTAAGAAAGATGGTAGTGAGTTTTTGACAAAAATTATCTGGACAACCGGTTTGTCCGCCCTTCCGGCAGGTAGTGGCCTTCTAGAAGAAGACTATTTATTAATGCGATATTTCTCTGGGTTTCTGATGGGTGATCGTAAAGCCGCCACAGCAGAGCTTAATAAAAAAGGGAAGTAATGATGAAGGGGAGTGCAATTTGGCGCTCCCCTTCTTTTTTTATTGAGGTGGGCTTATGGCTACAAATATTGATTTTAAAATTACAACTAAAGCGGTTACTCGCGAACTAGATAAATTAGCCAAAACACTCGAAGGATTAATCGGAACTGCAAAAGACCTTGACAATGTTGATGTTGAATTGTTTGATCGTGATGAAGCCGGTAAGATTGATAAAGTATCTAAAAGCGCGAATCGTCTTGTAGATATTATGGGTAACGTAGATACTGCTAGTGCAAGCACCCGGAAAGAGCTTGATCAGATTGCCCGAACAAGTCGCATTGCTTTTGGTGGTGTTAGTAAAGCGGTAGTAAGCGCTGAGCGTAATGTTGAAACACTTCCAACCGCGATACGTAATATTGGTAAAGAAATTACTAAAGTAAGCAGAATAGGCGACAAGCTAAAATTGTTCCCAGAAGAACAAGCCAAGCGGGTTAAAGACCATGAAGACGCAGTAAAGCGTCTTACTGCCGCACAACAGAAAATGCTAGCTGTTATGGAAAGCGGCGATCTTTCCGGAAAAGAATATAATAAAGTTACAAGAGAGCTTAAAGAAGCAGAAAACCAAGTTAACAGTACATCGAAGGCTCTTTCAAAGGGGCAAGACGAGTGGAGTAACATGGTTACCGGCGTTACACAGGCACAACGCGCACTTGAAAGGCTAGATTCAGCAAGCATTGAGAGTGGTCTTTCAGAGGCCTTTTCTCCTAAGGTAATTAATCGTATTGAAGATTTAAGAGATAACATTAAATCTGTTGATAATATGATGACTTCTTTCGGAAATTCTATTACTGAGGGAGTTGCAAAAAGCAGAGGTATGAGCGGTGTCACTGAAAAAATGATCCCCCCTCTAAATAATCTTAAAGAAAGTTTAGCCGAAGCACGAGAAGAAAATGAGAGATTTATTCGTTCTCTTACAAAAGACGTAGGTAACACTCGTAGTGCTTATGCTGGTTCTGAGAAAGCATTGCAAAGACAGCAAAAAGAGTACCGGGAAATGGCGAATGTCATGAACAACGTCTCGAATGCTAGTCTTCGTTTAGCCGACGCGGAAAGCAAGGCAACGCTTGCCCTTTCTCGCGGTAATGTTGTATCAAGAGAAAGTCAAAAAATCACATCTGCCTTAGCTAGAGTGCGTAGTGATCTTATTTCTTCATATCGTAAAATGGATATCAAGGGTGTTAACCTTGACGAACAATTTAATGAAATGTCAGTCAGTCTTGACAATTTAGGTAAAAGACTTGATGCCGCAACACGAAAACAAAAGATGTTTACCGAAGGTTCGGCAGGATACAAAGACGCTGCGGAAGATATTGAAAGAATCGTTGCCGCGATGCTTAATATTAATCTCGCAATGGACAAAAATAGACGAAACGCAGAAAAACAGGCAGAGGATATTAAAGAAATTACACTAGCCTTATCTCGACAAGAATCTGCATATTCTGGTATACAGGATGCGATGAAGAGTGTTGGTAGTGTACGAAGTGTCTGGGAAAGAATAACCTCAGACATTAAAGAGGCAACAAAAGTTGCCAAAGAACTCGCCGCTGCTTTTGGTTCTAAATTACTTAGCGCAATTCGACAAGCTAGTGACGTAATTGGTCGATTTGGCGAGACAGCCGGTACAGTATTCTCGGGACTGCAACGTGCAGTTCAAAGCGCTGGTGGTTACTTCAAAACATTTGGTAATCATGTAAAAGCCGGTATGGACAAAGCAAAAACATCTATGCTAGAGGCGACTGCATCTGGTTATGCTCTTATGAGTATTGGTAGTCAGATTCAAATGTTCGGAAATATGGCTTTTCAGCGTATGGGTACCGGACTTTCGGAATACATGGATTACGAACAAAAGAGAATTCAGGCGGCTATTGCTGCAACTGAATTTGATCGCGAGACAGGAACAATGGTTGTAAATAATGATCTTCTTGATGAAATCATTATGGATATGCAACGAGGTGACGAAAAATATATTCCGGAGTGGATGAAAGCCTACTCTGGCAATAGACCTCTTCCTGTTACATTTAGTGCCGAAGAACTTGCAGAGGGTATGTATTTCTACTCTGCTGCTATCGGTCAGGAAATTACAGCGGATAATGCTCAGGCACTTATCCCAACAGTTAACACCATCATGCAAATGGCTAAAATTTCTAATACTGAACTTGAATCAGCCATTAAGGGTGTTATGAATATCGCGATGGAATTTGGTTTGAATCCTCGTGATACAAGTGCTGCGGCACAAGAAGAAATTCAACGAATTACCGCACAAACTGGTTATCTGGCTAATATCTCTACAATGGAAGTCACAGATATTGTAGAAATGTTTAAGATGGTTGGCCCTATGGCAAACCTTATCGCCGGTGGTGGCGCTGGTGCCGGTCTTGATGACACATTCATGCTTGCGTTTATGGCATCCGAAGTTGGTCTTCGCGGTGGTAACGTAGGTCGTGGTGTTTCACAACTTTTCACCTCTCTCCTTGACCCAACAGATAAAATGTTAGAAGTTATGGGTAAGTACTTTAATGAAGGCGGAGAAGCTTATAGTTCTGAAGACTATAAGGCAGAATTCTTTGAGGGCGGTGCTCTCAAAGGCGGAATCATGGGCTTCTTTAATAAATTAGCTCAGGAAGGTCTTAAAGGCACCGATATGGCACAAATGGTGGCAGAAATGTTCACCAACAACGCTACTCGTGCCGCTCTTGGCCCTCTTTTAAAGATGGATGGTCAAGAATTATCCAAAGTGGATATCATGGGCGTTAATTGGGATGAATTCATGGAAGGGTGGGATGAAGACCCATTCAAGTGGATGGCTGCTGCCGCTGCCGAAACAGCAAATAGTGTTTCTGGTTGGTTTGCGTATATGCAAAACGCTTGGTTCCAATTCACAAGAACAATTATCGACTCTATTAAAGGGCCGCTAATGGGAGCGTTTAGGCTTATTGGTTCTATTCTCTTCTCTCTTGCAGACGTTATTAATGACTTTCCTGAAATTGGTATGGCAATTGCGAGTATTATAAGCATTGTCGCCGCTGTTGCCTCAATAGGGGGAACTGCGCTTATTGCTGCGGGTGGATTGCTTATCCTTAGCCGAACATTGGTCACAATGGGAGGTGTATTTGGGGTAGTTATCCGAACTATTGCAATGGCAGCGGTAGGATTTATTAGTATTCTTCCGATACTCGCACTACTTATTGCTGCCGGTGCAGCGTTAGCTATTGCTTGGAATCGTGATTTTCTTGGTATTAGATCAGCCATACAAAACTTTAAGGAAGACTTTGATCTTGATAAGTTTGTCGATAGTGTTGTACGAGGAACTTTAACACACCTAATGCTCTTTGGCAGAGGATTTAAAGAACTTATTGAGGCAGTGCTACTAGGTAAAACAGAATTCCAAAATCTTGGCACTATGCTGACAAAGATATTTGGTGATCAACTTGGTCTCGCGTTACTAGGAAAAATTCAGAAACTTCGAGATACTTTTCATGGCTTTACTTCTGGTGAGTTAGGTGATACAATTGGAGAAATTGTTCGCCTAAAGGGCGGATTCGATGATCTTAGCCCTTCTCTGATGGACATGCTTGACAATGTAGACCTTAGTAAGGTAAAATTTGAAGACTTAAGGGACACTGCACAAGGTCTCCTTGAACAAATCTTCATGGGTGATATATCAACTGACAGTCTTAAAGGTATTGCAAACCTTAGTGACGCTCTGGGAATGGGTCGCGGGGGACTTGTGTATATCTTGCAAGATGCCGGTAATAAGATGAATGATCTACTTACTACAGGTGTTGCTGCTGCTTCAGGAATTGCAAAAGTTTGGGTTGAAGGTACAAGAGATATTTACGATTCTCTTACAGGTCTCTTTTCTTCCGCCTCAGGGGAGTTTATTTCCTTTGGTGATGCCTTTAGGGCAGCTTTTGAGGGTTTTTATATTGGAATAACAACTACTTTTTCTGTTGCATTGAGTACTGTGGCAAGTCTTATTGACTTGCTTACTGGATTAACTAGCGGACTTAGTGACGCTAACGATCAAATATCCTTATTTGGGGGACATGTTATTACCTTGTCTGATCTGTTCACTGGTCTTGGTATTGCAATTGGTGTTGCTATTGGTACGCAATTCCTTCTTCGATTTGCGCCAGTAATTTCACTATTCACAAGAATTATTCCACTGGTTACCTCTTTAACAGGAGTTCTTCTTGGTTTAGGCGGACGACTGGTTGCAGTCGCAACTCAGTTAGGAGTTATGGTAATTCAAGGCGGAGTTATGGTGGCAATGTTGGCTGCTCAGACTATCGCGTGGGCCATAAATACCGCTGCAATTGTTGCTGCACAAGCGGCTAAAATGTCTGACACTGCTGCTACTCTGTTAGCAACAAGCGTCACAGCGGCATTTACAGGAACTATGGGGGGTGCTGCGGTTGCTGCTCTGTTCTACGCTTCCGCGCTTCTTGCTGTAGTCGCACAAATGGCACTCGTTGTCGCCGGTGCTTTGGCTCTCATTGGCCTCTTTGTTGGAATAGCCTCTGTAGTTGCAGTTGCTGCTGCCGGATTCTTGCTTGCTGTTACAGCCACACAAGGCTTAGGTGCTGGATTTAGAGGGTTAGTACAGCTTGTAAAAGGTATCGCGGATGGTTTCATGGCTATCGCAACGCCACTATTCAATGTTATCTCTCTTATATTCCAATTTGTAGGCGTAATTTCACAAGCAATCGGCTTTGGTAATGGCTTTTATGCAATGGGCGTGCTTATTGGTGTAGCACTAGGTGCAATTCTTGTTGTTATTACCGCACTTATCGCCGCTCTAAGCGTACTTGCCATTCAATTTGTTGTCACCGCTCTCGCGCCTTTGGCCCCATTCATTCTTATTGGTGCGGCCATAGCCCTTCTAGGAACGCTTATCTATGGTCTTGCGACAAATTGGAGCGAGGCTGTTAGCTGGATGAAGGATAAAATCTCTGATCTTGGAGACGCATTCGAAAGCATGTGGCAAGGAGTTGAGCTTGTATTCTTAACAGTATTTAATGCAATTACTGTTGGTATCGCTAAGGCTGTTAACTTTATTCTTGATAAGATTCAAGCTGTATTTGACGTATACAACAGCTTACCCAGCCAAGTAAGAGGGGATAAAATCGACACAGAAGGTTGGGGCATTAGTGAAGAAGGCCTCTTTGCTGACCAAATAATTTCAATTAACGTAGAAATTGACACCAAAGCGGCCCGACAAGAAATGACCAGTTTTGGTAAAGAGGCTGCGGGTCTCTTTAAAAATCATTTTAATAAGGAAACAGCATCTGCCGGAACAGGTGATTCTTTCCTCGCAAACATTTTAAAATCAACCGGACTTGAAGACATAGTGATTGATATGGGTATTGACATTGACAATATGTCTTTATCCGATCTTGAAAGTGTCGTAGGCGAACTTATGAAGATCGAAGAGTTCGAAGGTTCGTTCGAAGGTATTGATATGGAGACACTTCTTATGTCTCCTGAGGATATTCAAAAGAGCGTTGATGCTTGGGATATGTATATCAAAGAAATTGATAGCCTTGTTAGCGCGGGGTATGACAGACAAACCGCCGAGGATATGGCATCAGCGAAGGTTTGGCAGGTTTATGGTATTGAACCAAAAGAAGTAGACGAGCAAACCCGCGCACTAGTTTCTTCAATTTCTGCTGGAAATGAACAACTTGACGCAGAGGCTGAGAAATTTAAAGAAATATCTCAAAAATGGGAAGAGGCGGCAAAAGGCTGGTACAAGGTCGATGCCGCAACGCTGTTTGGTGATTTATACAACCCAATTGCAGGTGATAAAAATCAATCTCTTGTCTCTTGGATGGCTGGCTCTGGCTGGGAAATGATTTCTAAGAATATCCCGGAAGGTGCTGCCGACTGGATGAATGAGACTGAGTTTTTAGCTGACTTTGCTTTAGGCGGAGGCATGGATTTTGCCGGGGAAGGCGTGTATGGTCAAAACTTACACTCCCTCTTGAAAGAATCCGGGGCGCTCGATGCTGTATCTCAACAAACAGGCATTCCTGTCGAAGTTCTTCTTGAAGGTGTTCCTAAATTCCAAGCACCAGAAGAGTTCCAAGCCGCAGCTATTAATGATATGGTGAACATTATCAGCGATATTAATGTTGGTGGAGAAAAACTTACTGCTGGTATTTGGGAAGGCATGGACATTGGTACTTGGTTAGATACAAAATTTGGTACTGATTTTATTCTTCCTGATGGATCAGCCGCAACACAATTTGGTGCTGACTGGTCTGAAATGAATCAATATGCTATTGGTAAGGCTCTTCAGGGTCAGGATTGGAATCTTGCAGATTATATCGCAGACTCTTGGGGTATTTCTGTTGAAGAAGCAAATGCGTATCTTGCAAGTCATGGCGTTGACCCTAATTCAATTACTGGCGCGATGTATGAAACTGTTGAAATGGCAGTATTAAGCGGCGGCGGAGCATTTAATGTTCTTACAGACGAAATGTATGGTTGGCTTTCTGATGCAACAAATCAGTTTGCCACTAATACCATTCAGCTTACGTCCGCAGAATTTGCTAATATCGACGATGCCACAAAAGCTATCCTCACTAGAATGGGTTACACTTTTGTTGTTAATGATTACATTCCTAAGGAAGCTTACGATAAAGCAAAAACTGATATTGAAGGGTTACGTAAGACAATTACTGACAATGTTGCGGCAGGCGATTATAATATTTGGCAAGGTCGTGATGGTGCTAATCTTCTTATGGAAGGAACTGTCGAATCATGGTCAGAAGTTAATCGTTACGTAGACGAGGCAACCGGAGAACTCATGGTTATCTTGGAAGACGTTGATGGAACACAAATTAGTATTCCTGCTGCTGATTACGACCCATTCAAGCAATCTCTTGATACAATCTTGGCGTTCACAACTCAATTCCGAGACGCATTCAAAACAGCGTATGAAGACGCAATGAATGCTGGTAAGGGCGTTCCGGTTGCACTTGGTGCCGGTGTTGGCGCTATTGGTGGTCTTTTTGCTGAAAACGCTACAGGTATTTCAAATGCCTCTTTAGGTGTTCCTGATAAACTTTCTGTTAAGATCGAGTTCGATACTTCAGGTGCAACAGAGATTAAACAAGAAGTTGAAAGTGTTATCGCAAGTGCTGGCGGAGGCCCAGAAGGCACCGGCGTTAAGATTAAATTTGACGCTGATCTTACACCAGTGACACAAAAAATTGATACTTATATTACCGGTATGGAAGGTATTGAAGGCGTTAAAATTAGATTTAGCGCCGATATTACTCCGATGGTTACAACCATCAACACCTACCTTACAGGTATGCAGGGTATCGAAGGGGTTAAAGTTAAGTTTAACGCGAACCTTACTCCAATGGTTACAGCTATTAATACTTACCTAACCGGTATGCAAGGCTCAACCGGAGTACATATTAAATTTAATGCAAATCTTACCCCGATGGTCACAGCTATTAACACATATCTTACAGGTATGCAAGGTTCGACTGGCGTGAGTATTAAGTTTAACGCTGATCTTACTCCGATGGTTACGACCATAAATACATATCTTACAGGTATGCAAGGAAGTGAGGGCGTTAAAATTAAATTTAACGCTGATACTGTTGCGGTGACAACCTCAGTAAATACCTTGACTTCGTTGATCAAGGCTTATGCTACAACATGGGAAGCGACCTTTAAGGAAACAGGAAGTAGCACTGTTGCAAGTAATATTGGTAACCTCAATGGACTTAGTAAAGTTTATGCAGTTACGTGGACAGGTACTTTTGTTACCGCCAGTGACGAGGCCTCTGCCACAGCAATTGGCAATCTCATTGGTCTTGGTAAAGGTTACGCGGTTACTTGGACAGGTACTTTTGTGACAAGTAACGATGCTGTAGCGTCTAGTACCATCGGTAATCTCATTGGCCTCGGTAAGGGGTATGCGGTTACTTGGACAGGTACTTTTAATACCTCTGGGGATGTTACTGCTGCTGTTACTATTGGTAACCTTATCAGCCTTGGCAAGGGTTACGCTAAGACTTGGACAGCGCATGTCAATGTTTCAGGTAGTGGCGGAGCAGGAGAAGCTATTCGCTATCTCATTGGGTTGCTCGACTCTTACGATGGTTCACGAACAGTTTCCCTCAATGTTATAGATAACACCGCAGGTGTATTTGGGAGTGTTCTTGGTAAGTTAGCTGCATTCCAAAGTAAAAGTATTACACTAACTACTTATGCTAATACAATTGCTAGTACAGTTCGAACCTCTGCTACTGGTGGTAGAATTGGTTCTGCGGGTAGCGCTGGTAGATTTGGCGGTAATATAGGTGCTTCTGGATACGTGGGACAATACTCAGGTATCGTAGGACGCGCCACAGGCGGACGATCTGGACTAGGGGAACTCACTCTTGTAGGTGAGCAAGGCCCGGAACTCGTCGGCCTTCCGACAAGTAGTTATGTAATGACTGCACGTCAAACAGAAAGAATGTTTAGAGAGTCACAAGCCGGTGGGGGAAATCCTTTACTTATTATGGCTCAAAATGACAATCCTTCAGGAAACACAACAACAAATGTCGAACACCAAGGGCATGTTATTAATATCTATGGTGATATGCACTTTGGTAGCGAGAGAACTGCACAAGACTTCTTTGATGCTATTGATCGTGAATCTGGTGTACGACTAGAGCTTGCTCGACGCGGTATGCGCCCTTCATCCGGCGCTCTTGATTAAAAGAGGGGGGTAATTTACCCCCCTCTCAGGAGGTTACTATGCCAACTAATATTTCTGCAATTAATATTCCTTATCAAACTTTGAGCTATGTTACCCTAAATTCAGGAGCCTCTATACGCGGTCTTGAAGCATTTACTTTTATGGCGTGGTTTAAGGTTGGCCCTAATTCAGTTAATGCCCCACAACAGGCTGCATACGTTGAACGACAAGGCGGAGCCGGGTCTAAGTATATTAGATTCCGCTTCTCCCCTGTTCAAGGAAAACTTCAATTTGGTTTCTCTGCCCGAGATATGGGTATGGATACGTCGTACACGTACAATACAAAATGGGATGATCGGTGGCATCATGCGGCCTTTTCGGCTCGTGTTGGAGGTGATCGTCCATCTTATCAAATGTTTCTCGATGGTGTTCGTGTAGCAGAAGGTACACTTATTGTTCCCTCTGGAATGGAAGCGGTGCAAGATACCGCCCCGGCAGCGATTACTATTGGTAATCATGTAAGCTCTACAGGTGCGGCGGCTACTTTGTTAACCTCATGGGAAGGCTCACTCGATGATATTGTTATCCTTAAAGAAGCTATATCACAGTCTACTATTCTCGATTATCTCACATCAAAAGATCATTGGAAACTTGATAGTACTCTTGCCGACCCTGCGGACGAACCACTTAAATATTATTGGAAATTTAACGAAAACTCAGGAACCACGTTCGCTGACTCTCGCGGAGGATTTACAGGTACTCTTCCTTCAACATCATACTGGACAACTGACCGACCTTACATAGGAAATGGTGCCAGTGACACTTCTGCGCCGGTAAGGCCAGAATCTGTTTCTACTTCGGCCATTACTTCTGATGGATTTACTGCCGCATGGAGCGAAGCCACAGATAATGTTTTTGTTCAGTTTTATGAACTTCAGGTTTCTGAACAAAGTAACTTCGCAAGTTATAGCTCATTTGACACCGGAAGAACACGTTCGTATAAAGTTACTAATCTCTTACCGGGTGTGAACTATTACTGGCGTGTTCGTGCTTTTGATGCGGAGCTTAATAGTAGTCTTTATACTCCCACACAGTCGTTGACTACTCCGGTAGTTGGGGATAATACTCCACCACTACCACCAACAAATCTTACAACATCTTATATATCTCACTCAGAGTTTCGATTAACCTTTTCTCCTTCTACGTCAAGCGATCTTGCTGGGTATAAACTTGATATTGCGACAGACAGTAATTTTAATAATTATTTAAAAGGGTATCGTAACAAAGATATAGGCAATGTTACAGATACCATGATTTATGGTGTAGAGCCATTAACTTCTTATTTTATTCGTCTTAGAGCTTATGACACTTTTGAAAATGAAAGTTTAGAAAGCCCTACAAAACGAGTAGATACTTTAGCCCAACCTGATATCACACCTCCGCAGGTTGTCACACATTTTCCGGTTACTGGACTTTCATCACGATCAGCTATTCTTAATTGGGATGAAGGTGTGGATGATGTTGGTGTAACTGGCTATATTGTCGATGTTGCTAGAAATGAAGAATTTACAGATATTGTTTCAACATTGTATCATCGCTGGCAAAACGTTGACGTTGGGAACATTACTTCGCTTCGCGTAGATGGTCTTACCCCCGAAACAAATTATTTTTGGAGGGTTAGGGCATACGACGAAGCGGGAAATATTAGCGATTATCCTGATATTTCCGAACAATTTTCATTTACTACGTCTCCTTCTTCTCTTTATGAAGCAGGTCTCATGGAATCTGAGGATTACCCAAATAGGTTAATCTCTGCTACCGATAAGTCCGATATTAATGAGAGTACTCCTAATTCAGAAGAACTTTTTATTGACGCAACTCATTCAGTTTATCTGGAATATGATCTTAGTTCAGTTGTTGGTTCAATTTCATCCGCTTCTCTTCGGTTTATTCCAAAACTTAAAGCTGATAATACTTTAGGCTTTGTCAATATTAAAGTGAGAAGAGGGGAAATCACCTCTACAAATGTCTCACAAGAAATTTATCATGATATTATTACAAATGCCGAACCAATTGAATTAGATATAACTGCCCTCGTTTCTTCTGAAACAGACGTATATACTATTGAAATTCACTCTGATGGTTTCGTGGGGTACATTGACAGCGGATATTCGGTATCTGGGTATGCCGATAGTCCTTCTGCAATTCCCTCTATCTTTATTATGGCCGATCCTAGTACAAGTACGCAACCTCTTGAAGCGAACTTTAGTACTATATCACAGGCACGAGAGAATTTGCAAGCAAACCCTTCGTTTGAATCTAACACAAATGGATGGATTGGTTTAGGGAATGCTTCAATTACAACTATAGGCAATGCCTCCGATGGTTCACAGTCGATGCAAGTCGCAGGGTCAGAAATTAACTCTGGTGTAGCAAACACACAAACAGCTAATTCTATTCCTGCTGTCGTCGCTCTAGAGACATACACAGCCTCGGTGGATATTGCGAGATTATCCGGTAATGCTTTTTTTCATATTATTTTAGAAGCACGAGATAATTTAGGGAGTTCTCCTGTTGAAATTGGAAGAAGCTCGGTTACAATCACAAACTATCACGCAACATATTCTGTAACAGGAAAAATCCCTCAGGGTAAAAATCGCCTAAGCCTCAGCATCAAAGCCGGGGTTGCCGGTTCATATTCTATCAGTATAGACAATGTACACATTGAGCGCGGTTTATATCCGGGAGCAACATTTAATGGTAACACATTTGATGCTCGTTGGAAAGGAACTGCGCATAACAGTGTTTCGACTGTACAGGGCACAAGATTTAAGGCAGAGTCTCCCTTTTTGGGCGACGCAAATCATAATAACAGTGCGATAGCCTTCTTTAGAAATGCGCAGGATACCTCAGATTGGTTCCCTGTTCTCGAATCTGAATTGACAGATCGTACACGTAACGTAAACACATACTATATTGGGCCAAGTTATAGTAGAGTCAACATGATTAAGAACCCTTCTTTTGAGGTTGATGGTTATTTTTGGTCAGGTGGTGAACGTGTAGACGATCAACAGTTCATTGGAGAATGTTCTTATTTTGTTTTGACTGGTAATTCAGCTACCTATCTGCCAAGTATTCCTAAGGGGCCGGGGAACACAAAAACAATACGAGCGCAAGTAATGTCTCCGGGAGGAACTGTAACATTACGTGTGACTGGAATGCAAGCGGCAAATAATGGTTCGTTAACTATTCTAGCTAGCGAAACATTTATAACAACAAAACTGATGGGTGCCGAAGATGCTTGGGAAGACATAGCATTAACCTTTACTCTACCTGCGGAATATACTCATTACGCATTTAAGTTGTCTAGCACAGAAGATATGTATGTCGATGCTGTTCAGGCTAACAACTCAGAGTACGCCTTTCCTTATCGCGATGGTTCTATTTTAGATGGTGTGTGGGAAGGAATTCCGCACAGAAGTTCTACTGGACTACAGATCAATGGAAATAACACGTATAATGTTAGATTCCAATATACTGACCCAGATGGATTCTTTGATGCAGAGACCACTGAAATTCTCGACACACAAACATCGTTTGTTGTGCCAGAACCGCCCGATAATGTTACTACGATTTCCCCACTAATTCTTTCTGCAACAACTTCTCAAATCTATGTACGTGCTCCTTACAGTGGGGATGACAACGATAATAACTCGTGCAGAATTGAGTTCAAACGAACCGATCTTTCACAATGGAATGAAGTTCGACCAACCTTTATTAGAGCGCAAAAAGAAGTTCGAGCAACAATACCGGGACTTCGACATGGCACAAACTATACTATTAGGGCAACGTTTACTGATGCTGATGGTATCTATGGTGCAGCCGGGGGAATTGTACAACAGACAGTAATTACAAAATACGAACAAGAGGCGGTTGATTCAAATATTTACATTTCTTTCGGTGGTTTCGCGCTCATGGGAAGAGACGACACAAAGATTAGTGTCCTTGCTCATGATGCCTTT